AAAAAGATTAATTATTAATATGCCACCTCGACACACTAAGTCTGAGTTTGCATCTTTCTTACTTCCTGCATGGATGGTAGGAAGAAAACCTAATTTAAAAATTATACAATCAACACACACTACAGAACTCGCGATCCGCTTTGGACGTAAAGCTAAAAACTTAATGGACTCCATAGAATACAAACAAGTATTTGAAACTAGACTTAAAGAAGATTCTCAAGCCGCTGGTAAATGGGAAACCGAACAAGGTGGAGAATATTATGCAGCCGGTGTTGGATCTGCAATTACCGGTCGAGGTGCAGATTTACTTATCATCGATGATCCACACTCTGAGCAAGATGCGTTAAACATGGATTCTATGGAACGTGCTTATGAATGGTATACATCAGGACCCCGTCAGCGTTTACAGCCAGGTGGAGCTATTGTTCTTGTTATGACAAGATGGAATACAAAAGATTTAACAGGGATGTTAATTAAATCACAAAAAGAAATTAAATCAGATAAATGGGACCTTATTGAGTTTCCGGCAATCTTACCTTCAGGTAAATCAGTTTGGCCTGAATATTGGAAGGTTGAAGAATTAGAAGGTGTTAAAGCATCTTTATCGGTTGGTAAATGGAATGCACAGTGGATGCAAAATCCAACATCAGAAGAAGGATCATTAATCAAAAGGGATTGGTGGAAGAAATGGGAGAAATCTTATATGCCTCCTTTGCAACATGTTATACAAAGTTATGATACAGCTTTTTTAAAAAAAGAAAGTGCGGATTACTCTGCAATAACTACTTGGGGTGTATTCTATCCAGACCAAGATAGTCCTGCTAATTTAATACTTTTAGATGCATTTAAGGAAAGATTAGAGTTTCCAGAACTAAAGAAAAAAGCCATGGAACAATATAAATATTGGAATCCTGAGACGGTTATTATAGAATCTAAAGCTTCTGGATTACCCCTTACATATGAGTTGCGTAAAATGGGGATACCTGTTATAAATTTCACACCTAGCAGAGGAAATGATAAACATGCTAGAGTAAACGCTGTATCACCACTATTTGAAAGTGGTATTATTTGGGCGCCAGATGAAAAGTGGGCAGAAGAAGTTATAGAAGAATGCGCTGCATTTCCTTACGGGGAACACGATGATCTTGTGGATTCTATGACACAAGCGGTTATGCGTTTTAGACAAGGTGGTTTTATTTCGCATCCGGAAGATGAAAAAAATTTTGAACTACCGCCAATGAACAGGGAATATTATTAATATGAAACCTTTTGATTATATTTATGGAAATAGAGAAACTATCTATGTTCCTGAAGATGAAAAAATTATAGAAGAAAGAGAAGAAGATATCATGGCATCAGCACCTAATCCAAGAGCTGAAAAAAATAGCATAGCTATAGAACTTTTTGGAAAACCTTTGTTTCAATTAACTCCTATGGAGATGGAACAGTTAGAAAATTTCTTACAAGAGAAAGCAACAAAATTAGCAATGGGTGGTATTGTTAGTTTAGCAGGTGGAGGATCAGCAGGATATCCACCAATAGAAGTAGGTATTATTAATACACCTGATCAAAATTTAAATGTAGGGCTCTCACAAAATTTAAATCCATTTGCTAGTTACACTAGAAACTTTGATATGTTTGGTGGACAAGGTGGAGGTGGAGTTTATGCAGAAAGAGGAATGGGTCCAACTATAGGTGCAGGATTTGGTACTATGGATCAAGGTAATCAATTTTCAGGAAATATAAATTATAGTCAAGACCGCGGTCCGCAACTCGGTTTGCAGTATAGAAGAGAATTTGAGCCAGGCGGAGGACTTAATTCTTTATTTAGAATGAAGTAATGGCTGGTCCATTTGAATCAATCTTAGATAATTTAAAATCACGACAACGGCTCGCGGACGGCGGACCGGTTAAGAAGTTAACTCCAGATGAAATCGCAGAGATTGTAAACAAGCTTATAGAAAAAACAAATAACGTTTTATATGACAGAAAAACTGGTGAAGTTAAACCAGCTGTAAAACGTGGCCTCGCGCGCGGGGGAGAAGTTAAAAGTAAAATGGCAAGGTTTGGAAACGTAGGTTATAAATTTAGAAAAGAAGTACCTAGTGTAACTAAACTTAAAGAAATTTTAAATAACTTAGAACCTGGTCAAGAAATAACTAAATCAGAACTTTCTAGATTATCCGGAACTAATCGTAAAACAGTTGGTAATATTTTACAAAAAGAATTTCCAAATCTTAACATTGGAGAAGGAGCTAAAATTAATATGAAAAGATTAAATGAAATTAAACAAAAAACAGCTGAAGCTGAATATAGGAAACTTTTAGAATCAGGGTATTTAGAAGATTATAAGAAAAAAATAACTTCACCTAAAGGCGCAACAGATAAAAGTTTAACTAATGAAGTACTGGCAAAAAAATATTTTCCTAATCTTTCTAATGTAGCAGCTACTCGTAAAATAGAAAGAGCTAACTTTAGAATCAGACAAGAATTACCTGAACTAACATATCGAGAAGCAGATCCTTCTGAGTCTTATAAAAGAAGACAAGCTAGAAAAGCTGAAAGTATAAAATTTCTTTCTGAGGATGAAAAAGCAATATTAAGACAACAACAAGCTCAAAAGAAAATAGTCAATAAATTCTTTCAAAAGAACCCTGAAGAAATTTTAAATAAAATAAAATTAAAACAATTGATAGATGTAAAATTAAAAAATGGACAACTAGATTTTACACCAAGATATAAAAGTCCAAAACAATATATTAATCTTGCTAGGTCTGGAAAGTTATTTGATGAATTTGACATTACTCCGATAAGATCAGAAAAAAGAAATATTCAATATCCTGTAAATAAAAATATTGGTCCAGGAAAATTTAACCAAGGTTTTATTAGACAAGTAGATGCTTACTTTAAAAAAACAAAAGGTTCTACAGATCCTGATGTTTTAAGAAACAAAGCAGCTATATCTGATTTTTTAAATGATGTTGGAATTAGAGTAGAAGTTGAGGGTGAAAGAATTGGTTCAAAAGTTTTACCAGCTATTGATAGAACAACAGGAGATTTACCTAATATAAGAAATACATTATCTAAATTAGATTTAAGTAATCTATATGTCTCAGGATATGTTTCTCCAAAAACAAAAAATATAGAATCATATTTTGATAAAGAAACTTTTAAACCTAAGCAAGGAACAGGTAAAATGCTTTTTGAAAACTATAGTGCTGCTAAACCGGTGATACAACAAGCAGCAAAATATGTACCAGGAAGTTCTTTAGCATTAGCTCCAGCAGATTTATTTTTAAACTATGCAGCCGGAGTTCCGCTTTATGATTCTTTAGCAAGTGCTGGTTCTTATCTTTTAAAAGACCCTGTAGTATCAAGAGCTGTAAACGTTCCATTAGCCATAAGAAGTATAACTGATTATGGTAATACACAAGAAATGTTAGATGCGGCAAAACAAAGAAGAGAAGGTATGGAGCAAGGTATTACAGATTTTAGACAAAGAGTAATGGATACTTTTACACCTAAAAAAAGACCAGAGGGAATCATGCAATTAGCTAGTGATATCCAAGAACCCGACACCTTTACAGATAACAGATTATTAGATATAGTATCGCCATAAAGGTGAAATATAATCAACAGGAAAGAGAATGGCAGATATAGACGACGCATTACCAAACAATCCACAATCGGATTCACAATTTGTAGAACAAGAAGTTTTTACTAAAGAACCAGATAGTGAAATAGAATCTGAACCTACAGATGAAGTAGAAATAGTTGAAACCGAAGATGGTGGAGCAGAAATTTCTTTTGAACCTAATGCTCAAGAAGGATTAGAATCTTTAAATCATTTTGACAATTTAGCAGAAATTATTAATGACAATGAATTAGATTCTCTTGCGAATGAATTGTATGACAAATATACTGAGTACAAAGAGTCAAGAGGAGATTGGGAAGAAACTTACCGAAACGGATTAAACTTACTTGGATTTAAATACGAGCCAAGAACAGAACCTTTTAGAGGAGCAGCAGCAGTTACACACCCTGTTCTTGCAGAAGCAGTAACACAATTTCAAGCACAAGCTTATAAAGAATTATTACCAGCCGACGGACCTGTTCGTGCACAAATTTTAGGAGATATTACTCCAGAGAAACAAGACCAAGCAAATCGTGTAAAAGATTTTATGAATTATCAAATCATGGATCAGATGAAAGAATATGAACCAGAATTTGATCAGATGCTTTTCTATTTACCCCTAAGCGGTTCTACCTTTAAGAAAGTTTATTATGACGATCTATTAGGTAGGGCCGTTTCAAAATTTATTCCGGCTGATGATTTAATTGTTCCTTATTCTGCTACTTCACTAGATGATGCAGAAGCAATTGTTCATGTAATTGGTATTTCAGAAAATGATTTACGTAAACAACAAGTGTCGGGATTTTATAAAGATATTGAATTAGGAGAACCTCCTATTACAACTGATGAAATTAAAGAAAAAGAAAGACAAATTCAAGGAGTAACTAAAAATAATCAAGAAGATCAATATACTATTTTAGAAATGCATGTAAATTTAGATTTACCTGGATTTGAAGATGTTGATCCTGAAACTGGTGAACCTACCGGAATTAAATTACCCTATGTAGTAACCATTGCTGAAGCTAATACTAAAATTTTATCTATTAGAAGAAATTATTTAAAAGAAGATTTACGTAAACAAAAAATTAATTACTTTGTACAATTTAAATTTTTACCAGGTTTAGGATTTTATGGTTTTGGATTAATTCACATGATTGGTGGATTATCAAGAACAGCAACAGCAGCTTTAAGACAACTACTAGATGCAGGAACATTAGCAAACTTACCAGCAGGATTTAAAACACGTGGTGTAAGAATGAGAGATGATGCTCAACCATTACAACCAGGAGAATTTAGAGATGTAGATGTACCAGGAGGAGATATTCAATCTCAATTTATGCAACTTCCTTTCAAAGGACCTAATCCAGTTCTTTTAGAATTAATGGGTTTATGTGTTAATTCAGCTCAACGTTTCGCGAGCATCGCAGATGCACAGGTGGGCGATATGAACCAACAAGCCGCAGTCGGTACGACTGTAGCATTATTGGAACGTGGATCGCGAGTAATGTCAGCTATTCATAAAAGATTGTATGTAGGATTAAAACAAGAATTAAAATTATTAGCAGAAGTATTCGCAAGTTATTTACCTCCTGAATATCCTTACGAAGTTCCAGGAGCTTCTAGAAATATAAAATTATCTGACTTTGATGCAAGAATTGATATTTTACCAATCGCAGATCCAAATATTTTTTCACAAACACAAAGAATTGGAATGGCACAAACACAATTACAATTAGCACAATCTAATCCACAAATTCACGATATCTATCAAGCGTACAGAAGTATGTATGAAGCAATTGGTGTTAAAAATGTTAATGCTATTTTACCACCACCATCACAACCACAACCATTAGATCCTGTACTAGAAGAAATTGCTGCGATGGGAATGAAACCTATTCAAGCATTTCCAGGACAAGATCATAAAGCACATATTGATTCACATTTAAGTTTCATGCAATCAAACACAGTTCAAAATAATCCAATGGTGATGGCAACTTTACAAAAAAATATATTAGAAAGAATTTCTCTAATGGCACAAGAACAAATTCAAATAGAATTTGAAGAGGAATTAGTGCAAGCACAAAAAATGCAAATGATGTTACAACAACAACCTCAAAATCAACAGTTAATTAATCAAGCAAATCAACTTATGTCTCTTATTAATTCTAGAAAAGCAGTACTAATTGCTGAAATGATGAAAGATTATATGAAAGAGGAGCAAAAAATTATATCTGAATTTACAGGTGATCCTTTATTAAGGTTAAAATCAAGAGAGTTAGACCTTAAAGCAAGACAAGATCAAGCAAAACAACAGTATGATTCGGGTAGAATTAGTCTAGATACTATGAAAGCAATGATGAATCAGTCTAATTTTGATGAAAAACTTGAACAAAATGAAGATTTGGCCGAATTAAGAGCTGGAGTATCACTTGCAAAAATGGGAAAAGGTAATACTCAAATAAAAATTGATAATTAATAATTAAAAGAGTATAATTTAAACTTAAATAGGAGAAAAACATGAGTAAAGATTGGCAAAGAGGTTCGGGATACGTAAATGAACCTAAAATTAAAAAAGAATTAGGTATTAATAGCGATGGCTATAAATCTGGTGGTGTTGTTATTGAGGCGACTAACGATCAAGAATCTCAAACAGTTACTGTTAGAGGAACTAAACGTATTAGAGCTGAAAAGAAACCAGTTAAAGCTACTTGGTATTAAATACTAATAGATTTTAAAATGCCTAAAGGTTCTAAAACTATTTTTGATGAATTGGAAATGGATGTTCCATATCCACATGCACAAATTTCTAAGCATGAAAAAGGTATTTTAAATAAAGGACAGAACAAAGGCGTAAAAAGTGAAGTTAAAGGACAAGGAATTGTCTTAAAAGAAAAAATAAGGGAAGCGAAATCATATTAATGTTAGCAGCACTATCTACAATTGCACCACTAGCTAAAATGTTGTTTTCAACAGTGGATAAAGCTATCCCTGATAAGGATTTAGCAGAAAAATTAAAAGCACAACTTAATACTGAGTTATTAAAATCATCAACAGAACAAATTAAAGCAGCAGCTTCTATAGTTGAAGCAGAAGCTAAATCAGGTTGGTTTTCAGCAAGTTGGAGACCTCTATTAATGTATGTATTAATATTTATATTAGTATGGAATTATATTATTGGACCTGTTATAAAAATGATGCTAGGAACAGTTATTACATTTGAACTTCCAGGAGACGTTTGGACACTTTTACAAATTGGTCTGGGGGGATATGTAGTAGGACGTAGTGGAGAATCCATTGCGAGAACTTTAGCAAACAAACAACCAACAGGAGAAAAATAAATGAGAAACGATTACGGAATAAGATCTGATGTCAGATTTGCCAAAGGTGGTAAAGCTGTTAAAAAAGGAAGCAAATCAAAAAAAATGATGGCGTCTGTAAAAAGATTAGATAATAAAAAAATAAACAAGAAAAAATAATGGGCGATATATCTTTAAGAGGACATGGCATTGAAAGAAAAAAATTTGCCAAAGGCGGTTCAACTTTAAAAAAAATTGATAGTGAAAAAAATCCAGGGTTATCAAAATTACCTACCGAAGTTAGAAATAAAATGGGTTTTATGAAAAAAGGAGGAGCAGTTAAAGAAGGTTTTCATAAAACTAAAGATGGTAGAATTGCTAAAAAAGGACTTTACTACTATATGAACCGTGCAAAAAAATTAGGAAAAAGTAAACCTGGTAAAGGAACTGTTTCTGATAAAGCATTAAAAGCTTCAGCTAAAACAGCTAAAAAATAATGGCCGGACTTGGTATTCATACCAGAGGATGCGGAAAAGCTAGAATTATGAAAGCTGAAGGTGGCTCAACAGCCGCTTGGCAAAGAAAAGAAGGTAAATCTGAATCTGGTGGATTAAATAGAAAAGGTATTGCATCTTATAGAGCTGCTAATCCCGGATCTAAATTATCAATGGCAGTAACAACTAAACCCAGTAAGTTGAAAAAGGGTTCAAAAGCTGCTAATAGAAGAAAATCGTTCTGCGCGCGCATGAGCGGGATGAAGAAAAGATTAACTTCTGCTAAAACGGCAAGAGACCCAAATAGTAGAATAAACAAGTCTCTTAGAAAGTGGAATTGTTAAATGGATGAATTAATCATTATTCATAAATTACAAAAAAGAATACAAACAACCCTTCAACATATAGGAGATGTTATGATATCTGGAGGGGTTGACAATTATGAAAAATACAGGTATTTACTTGGTCAAGCGCAAGCTTATCAACTAATATTACAGGAAATCTCTAACCTGCTAGATAATAAGGAGCAAAAAAATGAAGACGGAAACGTT